TCAAACATTCAAGTCAAATTTCACACTCTCATCTCCATCAAGCAATCGCTTGGTACTGTTTATATTATTCTCGTATATGTGCACATTGCCGAGATTCAACGTTATATTCTTTAGTGGCAGGTCTATCTGTCGTGCCATGAGATAGAGGTGGTATATATCGGCCGGTAATCCGAGGTTCGCATCACTGCTTCGCTGATAGGCCGACAAAACCAGCTCGCCTTCGTCTATCTGGAACTGAACCAGGCTCAGGCATGGTGCCTGGTTGCTCTCCGCACCTGTCTCGCCGAGGAACAGCACATAATTCTTTGAGTTGCGTTTCTCGCGATTTATTCTCGCTATCAATGGCGGAAGTTTCTCAAAATAGGTCGGATAGCTATTCACCAGCACACTTCCGCAATAGTCCCACCAGGTGATGCCTGCTTCGCGATATCGCTCCACCTGCCGCTCACCTTGCATGAACAACTGTAGTTCATTTTTCAATTTCTTTCTTGCTATGCTGTGGCTCTCAAATATGTCGAGCAGGTCGCCAGGCGATAACGATAGCTGTTCATTTAGAAGATAGCGAAGATTGCCTTTCTTATTGGCCTGGGGCTTTCCCTGTTCCAAAATCTTATCCAGTATCTGATAGTATTTATTCGTCATTCGAATGGTGTTTGAACAGTGTTTTTATAAAGCATGATATCCGTGTAAGAGGAGTTATAATTCATGTGTGCATTAAATTCTACCTTGGTGCACATTTTAAATGGGTTGTCTATATGCTTATTTCGTCCTATCCAATCACATAGTTCCAATATAGATGATTTATTGCTTGTGAAGTAAACAAACGAATGACCCGAGAGAACTGATAGCACATCAAGATAGTCTGCAAGTTTCCAATACATCTTATAAGTGCCAACATCGGTACTTAGGTACGGTGGATCGACCAGGAAGACTACATCAGGCATGTCCTTATACTTCTCAAATACCTCTTTGTAGTCGCTGGAGGTGATGGTCAACCCGTCGAGATAGTCTGTGCAAGGTGAATAGTCCGTAGTCTTGATGTTGTTGTACAAGGTTTCTTTTTCAAAGTCAGAGAACTCGGTAGCATACTTCATTGCAAACATTAATGAAGAGGACAATGTTATATAATCGGCATATCCGTAGGTCCGTTCATGTTCACGTATTAATGATAGAACTTGCTCACGTTCCTGTCCCTGTATCGGTTTATGTCGTGGAACACTAACAACGCCTCTTAACCTTGTGAGCAGCTCGTTGGTTTGCGGTATATGTTCCAATCGTTTGCGATAGCCATCAAAGTCATTGTAGACAACAATAGCATTTGGTTTCTGACACTTGGCGATGTGGGATAAAAGACCACTACCACCAAATAGGTCTACGAAGATTGAATTGTCAGGGAACTGCTGGAGTATTTTGATGTACTCTTTTGCGAACATCCGCTTTTGTCCCTGGAAGGGAAGCGGTGCTGAAAGATATTGTTTCTTCATCATTTTTTGTTTTTTAGTGGCTTGCAAAGGTCGGTATATCCCACGAGGGAAAAGAATATTCATCTACAATCATACTGCAAATATATTACACTCACAATTCATCCGCTTTATAAGACTATACACTGTACGCTCACTCACGGCGTAGCGAGTTGATAACACCAACACGATATAGGATACCTTCTCACCATGCTGATACAATTTTGTATAATCATTATAGAGGTCTATATACTGCTCGTCTTTCAGGCGTATACCAGCATCGCGGAGCCTTTTTATTAATTCCCTGTTAAATTTCAATATGTCTATTATCTTCATAATCATATTTTTTGTATCTTTGCATTATCTCACTTACATTAAAAAACAACTCAGAGTGCGGACAAGGGCATTTGCCCCCGGTCGCGCACTCTGAGTGTTTTGGTTAATATGTAGGTGAGATGACTATTAACAGGCCGGGGGCTTCTTTTTTTACCTCCGGAGATTATTAAATTGACTATATACTACATTGTAAGCCAATCAAGTTTTTCTGCATCTTCGAACGTTCTGTCCGAACCTTTGTACGCTTTGAGGAGTTCTGCAGCGTCGAGCGGGTCGATTTTAACTTCAACCTCTTTTTCAGCTAACGATTTGAAATACTCCTCGCCTTTCTTGTTCCATGCTGCAAACCAGGTATTGATTTCTGCGATTTCGCGTTTTTCAGCAGCAGTCATATTACGCACCTCTTCCTTTGCTCGTCGCTCAACTTCCTGCGCTTCTTTTACACGCTGCTGCATCTTCTCAAACTCGGCATCTTGAAGAGTCGCGCGCACCTCCTCGATGTCTTTGTCGTAAGTCTCCGAGGCAGGACGCAACGCTTTGAGGTTCTTCCACACAGCGAGCATCGCTTCATCGCTCATGCCGCTTACTTTCAACACTTTTAATGCTCTGTAGGCTTCAACTGCCTTAATCGTTTTTACTTTCATATTTACTTTAATTCTTACTTAATTACTTTGTTATTTACTTTTCTTTAGCATCTTCTGCACTGATAGTACCAAGCTTCGCAGCATTTGCCTTGCAATACTTTACAAATTTTGTAACATCTGTAATAGCAGCAATGATTTCGTCTTCGTCAGTTGTAAGATAACTGATGTTGATACCTCCGAAATGCGCGAAAGTTGCGAGCTGTTTGTTTGTATCATCGTTACTGCAAACGCTGCCATTTTCGATATTTGCAAACTTATCGCTTTCAACAGAAACGACCGCCTTAATAGTTGTACTTGCGCCTAATACTTCAACACTTGCCTTGAAGCCGGCAATTGCTTTTACTTTTACTTCCATAGTTTGTGTATGTTTATTGTTACTAATTTAAGTTGTCTCTAAGTTATCATTTAAGTCAATCATTTTGACAGGGACATGATCGGTCTTTCCCATAAAAATGTATTCTAATCGGTATCTTTGGCCTGTTTGTATACCATTAAAAAAATGAGTATATGTTTCGCCAGGATTGACATGCTCGAAATTATATGCTTGTTCCCCTTTTATCATCGGAGAATCCATTTCTGTAGAAGAGAATCTCAACATAACATAAAAATTGTTTCTCGAATCCCCGGGATAAGATTTATCGATTTTTATTTTTACACAAATTTCTCCTTTAATTGTCTCAAATGCCTGTATAACATAATATTTTTCAACATCATATTGATTAGATGTAACTTTAGTTTCAGAAGCACTAAATCCGTGAATTGTGTAGTAAATAGCTTTCACAGGAGGTCTATTTAATGCAAGTGGTACAGAACTTAAGAATGCATAAGCTTTGTAAACTCCTAAATCCAAATTTGCATCTTCTATATCTACGCTTGCATTTCCTGATTTCAAGGGCTCGTTAGAAGTCTTAAAACAAACAATTTGTCCTGATTCATTTTTTAAGGCTACCCCGAAATATGTTTCTGCTAATATACCTATATTATATATATTGAGTTCATAATCAATACTGACATCTTTAATCATCATAATAGCAGTAATACTGCCGTTTTTTGTCCCTTCAATCATAATAGAAGGCCTTTTAAAAGGTGCAGTTGCAGCATGCTTGTAGCCTATGAAATCAGACAGCCGATAAGGGCATGCAAAAGTAGAGCCTACTTTTACACGCGACCAGTTGCCCAAGCCTTTATCGTATAATTCTGTCAAGCTTTGCAAAGAGCTGCTGTGTGCTATTTTTATACCGCATATCCCGACACCCTCAAAGTCTGCACCCTTGAACCACGTTGCATTGTCACGCCAGTGGTTATTTGTAAAATCGAACTCATCTGAGGTAAAAGGCTTATTTAATTCTACAGGCTTGTATTTTGCCCACATATTTATTTTATCACTCCTGCAAAGCGTAGCAAGGTCGTTGCTTGTTTCGCCCAAAACAGTCTTCACATCTGCGATGCTGACAGGGGCCTGTATGATGCCGTTGACAACACTCATGATCGACCTCCTTTCTCTTTATAACATGTAACACCGCCTGTCACAGTAATAGAGCCCTTGACGAGCAGGTCTCCCTCGACGATTAAATCGCCTTCAACCGTTCCGGCCTTGGGGATAAAGTGCCTTAATACCTCTTTTTCCTTGACCACAGTCCTGACTTCTGTCCTTACCGTTGTCACGCCGAACTTATCGGCTAACCATTTTATCAGTTTCTTCATAATTAATTATGTTTTAAGGATTCGACTTCCTTTTCAAGTTTCATTACCCGTTTCTTTAATCTTTCTACCTTATCGTCAACTTGCACAGCTGCTCCGAGTGCGAGTGCAATGAGGCGCGTGTCGAGGTAGTTCAGCTTCATGTAGCCGTCAGCATCTGTATAAACCATGCTACAGAGTGCACTTCCTTTCACGCTCTGCGCAATAAATCCTATGCCATGCTCACCGCTGTCTTTATAATCGAACTGCCAAGTACCGCCCAGGCTACGAATTACTTTCACGCTGTCCACTGCCTTGATATTTTCTTTCAGTCTACGGTCCGACGTGGTATAGGCTGTCACCCCGCCCATGGCCAACACGTTGCCATGAAACTGTGCAGTTCTGTCACGACTGATAACGAGCGCGGGTTGCCAGCCGTTTTGGTAGATGTTGAACTGCAACTCACTGCCCTCGAAGAGCGTATAGAGCGGACGGTCATTGCAACCGAAATAAACGGCGTTGGAGTCTGAAATAAACAGTACACGCTGATTACCACCCTCCTTATCTCGCAAGCGCACTCCTTTGTTGTTAGCGAGGTTCAGATAACTATCCACGAGCAACTCATCAGTAATTCGCGCGTTGCCGTTTACGTCAAGCTTGTAAATAGGAGTATTTGTACCAATGCCGATATTGTTTCCAGTGAAATGCAGCAGATTGTTGATGTTCGTCACGCTGCTTAGCGCCCCCGTGACGTTGCCTGTGCCGTCAAAATTCTGCCCCCAGATTGTACGGGGTTTATCTAATCTTGTTGCACTGTTTACATTGCATTTAAGTTGTGTCCCTACATCTGAAGGCAATTTTTTGTAATAGGTATTGTCACCATTTAGAGTGATGTATCCATGTTCACCATACAATATCGTTGAAAAATCCGTTGTGTCATAATCTGAAAAGACAGTCCAGATGGAAAACGTTGCCGTATCAGCATTATAATAAAAACGCAATTGATTTGGAGAATATTCGAAACTTCCCATTGCACGGATATCAACCTCATAATCTGTCCGTTGAGCCCTGACACGGAAGAGAATAGTGATAATGCCGACTCCTTTATGTCTTGATGCTATTGCTAAAATAAGCTTGTTAACAGACCATACCGGTAAACCAGCCGCTTTTGTAACGCATCGATAACCATTTCCACTTCCTCCCTCTGTACTGACACCTAAACTTAGCTGATATACATTTCCGTCTGAGGTTAGTATTTTAGAGAAATGCTTACCTCCTACAAATTCAGAATTCAGATTGTGAACCATACTCGTGTCCTGCATCGTTCCACCAGCGAGAGACAGATATTTCCCCGTCACAACATCATCAGTGAGCTGAGAGAGTTTCGTCAGGTTCTTTTCATCCCAAATTTTTATCCATTTCGCGTCTTTGATTTGCTTGCCCTGTGCCTCGTTCTTACGATAGTACACGTCACTGTTTACAAAAGTAGGGAGCGCAAGCTGACTGATCCAGTTCACGCTGTCATTTTTCGACCAGTCCATCGAAATCACATGTCGCCACGTCTCATCAATTCCGGACTTCGTTGTCATCACGGCATAATAGCCAGCCTCGTCAGGTGCGAAATTGACTTCTCTGTGCGTCTTGAATGTATCGACGATACCATAGCCGTCTATAGTTGTAGGTTTGTTTGTCAATGCAGAAAAAGCATGCGTGTGTGATATGCTTGCAGCATTGGTGATGCCATACCCCTGCAGGGTGTTCGGCTTGCCTGTTATTTCGCTCCAGGCATAAGTCGGTTTTGCCGCTGCCTTGGCCCAGGCTGGCACGTCGCTGGCAGGCATTGAAGTAGGTTTGTTCTGAATAATCGACCAGTCGACCGAGGTCAACGCGCCACTTTCTACTTTCTTCAATCGCTCATGAAGGTCTTTACCGAGGAAAGCCGAGAGGACAGCTGCCGCCTTTGCGGTAGTGTAGTCACTCCAGCGGTCCAGGCGCTCATAGCTTGTGCCGCCACTTTCGCTACCACTACCCTGCACGGCGCCTGCACCAAATGCTGTCAATCCTCCTGTTGCATACAGCCCCGCAACCTTACTTGTATCCGAAACACGTGTCAGCGAAAGTGCGCCACTCGTCTCATCATAACTGATTTTAATATCTCCGATAGTGATGCCCTTGAGGAAATTTATCAATTCCTTTGCAGTATCTTCCTTATCCTTGCGCAGGAACTCGTCATATGCAGGGCTGTCCTCTGCCAAGGCCCGCGCTTTATCGGCATAGGCGGCCCGGGCAGCTTCGTTTGCCTGCAGTGCCTTGTCTGCCTGTTCTGCAAACGTAGCCTTGTCTGCCGATAGTGCATGCCGCACGTCGTAACTCTGTGTCCAGGGCGTCGTACTACCACTCCTGCCGGTTCCCTCAGCCCGCTTTCGGGCAAACATCTTGATATCAATCATTGCTAATTTCCTTTAATGTCAGTTCTGCCGTTCCCTCTGCAAGATTTCTGCTGATGCCTTGCACAAAGAAGTTCTTATTTAGAAATTTATGCCTATAGTGCGCAAACGGGTCTACAAATCCTCCGCGAATATCCGTCATGTGCTGTGTCATAATCACCCGTGGCGCATGATATTCTTGATAATAACTGTTCACATAGAGCTGCTCGGGTTTGGCGATACTATCGGTTACCCGATTATACAATGTAAGTATACCATCACCGCTGGCAACGCCTACGGGAGTAGAAAGGCAAAGGGCATTCTTGACACCTATCTGCATGCATTCGTCATGCGTCAGGGCAGAAGTAACCTTGAACTCAAGGTCATCCTTGCGGTTGCAGAACGAACTCTGCGCAGCACTCATATATACGATATCATGATCATCCCCGAGCTGTTCCGTCTTTCCATTGTCACTCACCACCTTCACCTCGAAAGACTTTATCTGTATAGAACTGATGTGTGCCAGCAGCGGAATGGCATCTTCGGTCCACTTGGTATGTCTGAAGAATGTAGGATGACGACGTGTGATATCACTCCAAAGCACATTCACCGGACCAAGAACGATAAACTTTACTGCACCAGCCACCTGGTCACGTTTCCGAATAGGTATAGCCATGCCTTCACTGTCTACGCCATGCTTCCAGCTGATGTTATTCTGCAGGCTGTATTCGTGGCCAATTAGTTTGTCACCAATCTTTGGGTCAAAACCTATGGTGAACGACTGCTGATAGTATTCATCATCACTGCTGCACTCCGAGCGTTCTTTGTATTTACGCCACTCAAAATCTCCCATCTGTGAACCACTCCCTGTCTCAACGACACATTTGTCTCCGATAATAAGCATACAGGCTACGAGTCCTACTTTGCTGATTTTGTCGGTTCCGTCACCTACACTGCTATATTTAAACTCGTACTCTTCAGGTGCTGTATCCGTAAATGGGGACCATCCCGAATCACCTTCTTTATCCCATAGTGCTTCTTCATTTTGTCGCGGATCAGACACCTGTTGCTTCCAAAACAGACGTGTATAATAGCACTTATCTTTCGACTTGTTCTTTACAATATTAATTGGAACCTTACTATCAGACGCCTTGCCTGCAAATGGCATTAATATCCACTCCTTTGTTCTGAGATCATTATATCTACCTGTTACTTCCATAATTGGGTTTAGTAGCATTTTTCCTGAAAATACAATGTAATTTATAGTCTCCTCATCGACAGGAGAAAATACACCACCTGAATGCTGCCCCATATAAGTAGCATAGGGAATAGCCTCATGAAGGGCTTCCACATTGGGATAAGCCTCCGAGGGGCTGTTCTTCCCATTGCCATTCACTGACAGTACAAGTACAGTCTCCATGTTGATTTTCGACACGGGGCTGTTATCTTTCCTTGCCATAGCCCGCTCCACCTTGCCATAAGAAACAAGCCCTGCTCCAAGATGCTTACCGAGCCATTGCAACATTGCTTGTTGATTCTTACCATCTTTGCCGAAATAGCTATTAAGGTCTTTATCAGCATTGGCTATATTATCATGCATCAGAAATTTCCACTCAGGATGCCGCTTTATCCACACATACCAATCTACAATACTACCATCATCATAATCTGTATCACCATTGAATACCATTTCATAAAAGCCTCTCAAAGCTCGTTTGCCATCGCCTAAGCTGATCAGTTCTGACATGTATTTTTGACGTGCCATGAAATAGCTCCCCAATTCACTTTCTTTTAATGGACTTTCGACGAGACTCTCCATCTTCTCCACCTTACAGGTTAATAGCAGCTGATTATAGATTTCGCCAACACTGATAGTGGTATCCGTACCTACCGCCTTATCTGTCGTTATCCCTATCAGCCTGTGAGATGTTCTCGAATCTTTGTTGCTGTAAAGGTCTTTCCATTCAATATTTTCTGCCTTTTTTATGCTTTCCCATGAAAATATATAGAAAGAAAATCCCTGCTGTACGATGTGCTGGTTAAGATACTTCAGCAGTTCAGTCAGCACCTCTTCTGCCGTCCACACATTATCTTCATTATCAGAGAGGAACAATAGTTCATGAATGCCTATCTGTGAGAAAATATTGAATGTAGGCTCCGATTTATTCATTCCGATGCTGCCGTCATAATAACAAGCCAAACTTTGCTTCCCAAGAATATCAAGATTATCCGACAGGCCTGACAGCAGCTCACGGATGATATCTAAGAAACTGCGCTGTCCAGCGTTCTCTTTCACCTCCTTATAGGTGATACCCTGCACGCCGACATTTCGGTACTTTCCATATTGCAGGGCCGTCAGCACGTCGATACAGCTGAGTTCGATTTCGTCTTCTTCCTCATTGTAGGCCTGTGAATAGGTCTGCGGTTCTATGAAGCCTGCAAAGAGGCATTCTCCCTCGCGATAGATATTTACTACAGCATCACGGCAGGAAGCACAGAAAAGGTCAGGAATGAAATTCTTTACCAGCAGGCGTACGGTAGCCTGGTATTTAAGCAGTACATCAAAGGTGTCGCTGACCTGGCTTTCTATCTCCACGGGGTCATCCGTCCAGTTGATGCCGCAGCCCTTGGCTCCGATTTCAACTTCATTTGTGCGATCACCTCGAATGAGAATGTGCACCTCGATGCGCTCGTTCTTTTCATTATAAAATTGTCCGTGTATATACATTTTTACAATTTGATATTTGTTTTCCGTCTACTGATACGTGTTTCGTTAGCCATCGCCAGCACAATATCACGTCCGCGAAGGCGCGCCTCCAATCGCCCGCCACCATTACCACCATCACCGATAATCGATTTTAGTTTATTCAGCGGTGCAATCACCTCAGGATTAGACCTTGCCCCGGCATATTCGCCCATGATCGAGAGCGTTGGTCCATAAACGATGCCACCGTCGGCAAAGGGAGTAACACCGTTGATGAAGTTAAAGAGGCGACTCTGCTGCGCCCCGTTGAGTATCATTTCGCCTGAGTTCACGCGAGCCAATAATTTATCACCGCTTGGCGATGAGCCGCCCACAATACCACCATTGGCAAATGCACCACTGATAGAGGCCAATGCGGCCACCACAGCAGCCACACCCGCGGCAATGGCAACAATGTTATAGGGGAACGGCATGCTGGCACCGCTGGCTGTAGCACTGGCAATGGCTTCGCCACTTTTAGCAGCTGTGTTGGTAATTGTTGCAGCTGTGTCGGCAGCTGTTGCGGCGGTATGCGTCGTCGTAGCCGCTGTTTCTGTCGCTGTAGCCGAAGCTTTCACGCCGCTTGCTGCTGCGCTGGCCTGTGTGGCACCGGTCAGCACCTTGATGATGTCCACGATGCCTGCAATGCTCTGAAAGATTTGTATGGCGCCGTCTACCACGCCCGTGAGTGTTTCCCACGCATTGCGTCCGCCTTCAAGGGCGTTGGTCATCGACGTAATGCCACCGGCTACACCTTTCGTGTTACCCCATAGGTCAGTCAGATGCACGTCACTCTTTTTCAGCACCTTTTCATATTGTCCATATGAACCGATGAGTTTTTCAACCTCTTCGCGCTGATGCTTACCAAGTGGATTCTTCGTATCGCGGAGCATATCCTGTAATTCCTTGATGCGCTTTTTCACGCCGTCGAGCCCCATTACCTTGAGTTCCAATTTCAACTCATGGCTACCTAAACCTTTGAGGTGCGTCATTTCATTTTGCATATCGGGCAGACGTGTCAGGCGGTTCAGGGCTTCGCGTTTCTGTTCTAAGGCGGTGATGGTTGCCCCGATGCTACTAATTTCTTCGCCTGAAGCCTTCTTTTGTTTTGCCTGATAATAGCTAACGGCCTCGTCTAACTTTTCTATCGTGTTGAGCCGTGTGATATCTTCAGGCACTTTCAGGGCAGCCAGCGTGTCATCCCACTGCTTTTTCAAATCACCAAGCGCATTAATCTGCTGCTGTATTTGCGTGCGCTCGGTGTCGGTGGCCGTCTTGAGTAAGCCCGAATAATATTGCAGTTCATCATCCAGCTGTTTGTATGTTTTGATTTGTTCTACACCCACCTTGCTGTGTGCATGCTGTTCGAACGCTGTTTTAAGGTCGTTCAAACGTGCTATCTCCTCATCGATACCCGCCACCTGGTCTAAGGTTGCCTTGTTGCGCAAGTCCTGTTGATAGCTGATAGCCTTGTCGATATCTTCTAACGTCTTGAGCTCCTTTGGTCGTGCTGCCTGTTCCTCCACAGCCTTGATGGCCTGCTGCTGTTGTTGCAGCGAGGCAATCTTTTCGGCATAGAGAGCAAGCGTTTTCTTTTCTGACGCCTTGGTTGTCTCGAGCTTGTTTTGATAGAATTGAATATTGTTCCCGAGTTCTTTGTAACTGCTGGCATTCGCGATGAGATGTTTGCCACTATAGCGGTCTTCGCTGGTTTTCTTGCTTTTCTTTGCAGCGCCGCTATCTTTCCCGCCGTTTTGTGCACGATTGGCCATGAGGGCGGCAAGTGCATTTTCCTTTTGTGCCTTGGTGTTCTCCTTGACAGCCTTCGTCTTTTTTTCTATGTCCTTACCATCACTGATGCCGAAAAACTTCTTTACCCATTCCCATGCAGCCTTAACAACGACACTCACTTTCTCAAAAGCCTTTACCAAGTGATCCCAAACAGCAGTAGCTATATCTTTGACTGCAGCCCATACCTTGTCGCATATTTTGCGGAAACCTTCGCAGTTCTCGTAAGCTTCATAGAGGATAGCGATAAAAGCTGCAACAGCCAATATAACAAGACTGATTGGATTCATGGAAAAGACTACATTCAGGGCTGTCTGCACCACCTTCCAAGCATTGGTGGCCACCACGACAACCTTCGATAGTGCCACATGCGCCTTGGTGGCTATATCCAACGCTCGCAGTCCACCAATAACAGCCGAGATGCCTGTTTTTAATTGTACCATTGCCATCATAGCCAATCCCGTGTTGGCTATCCATTCCATATAAGGAGCAGAACTGCTGGCAATACTCCCAGCCCAATCAAGCATAGACTGCACTTGGTTCTTAATCATCTGGTTTGTACTCTCACCTGTACTCGCCATATGCTCATAGGCCTCGTCAATAGTGCCTGCCGAATCACTCATTGCCTGAATGTTCTCGGCAAACTTGTCTTTCTGTTCGCCTGTCAATGAGCCTAACACACGCAAGGCCTCGGCACTGCCAAAGAGTTGCCCGTAGATGGTTTCTTTCAGTTGTCCCGTCTTGGCCGAATACTGACTGATGCTGGCATCCAAGCCAACCAAGAAGTTTTGCAGACCACCAGCAGCCTTCACACTGGCAGCATTGAACCCTATGCCCATCGCTTCGGCAGCCTGTGTGGCTTCGGAAGAGGGCTTGATTAAGGCATTCAATACGGCAGCCAACTGTGTTGAAACTTCGGCCGTATTACCCGTCACACCTGTTGTCGTGGCAAAGACGGCCATCAACTCGTCCATCGACACACCCAATTGTGAAGCACTACCACTGACGCGGGGCAAAGCCTGACCTAATTGTTCAAAGCTCGTCACACCATTCTTGGCCGTCATCTGTATTTTGTCCTGGATGGCTCCTGCCTGATTCCAGCTTAGTCCGTAGTTTTTGATGAGGGTTGAAGTGACGGTCACTGTCTGCCCAAGGTCAGCAATGCCACCCACGGCAGCCTTACTTGATTGCTCCAAAAAGGCTATCCAGTTGTCTTCGGGCACTCCATTTGAAATGGTTTGATAAAGGCCATTGGCCAATTGTTCGCGGGCAAGTGGAATATTCTTGCTCAGTTCTACAATCTTATCCTTCAGTGCATCAAAATCCTCACCACTCTTGCCCGCCATGGTGTTGGCACCCTGCATGGCCGTTTCAAAACTATTGAAAGGTTCGGCTGCACCTTTTATCATGCCGCGTAGCTGATCGATAGCCCCTGTAGCGTTCTGTAGCAACAAACTCTTCGATGCCATGGCTTTGAGCTGCTCACCGCTTTGGCGAGCTGTTTCGCCCACCTGAGACAACACATCTTCAAAGTTGGTCGCCTCCACAGTGAGGTTTTTCAGCACCCCACCATCAACACTCTTGAGTTTTATTTGAAATTCTACGGCCTTTGCCATTGGTATTCCTTTCGTTTTGTTGCTTAATAATCTATTTATTTCAATCCTGCGGCCCGCTTGGCTTCCCTATAGCGCCGCTTCAATTCCTCGTTGCTGATTTCTTCTTGTGGCTTTTTTGCTTCTTCCTCCCACGGAAACTGCATCACGTCGCGGGGTGAGAGCGTGTTCTTGCTGTAGGGTTGCAGCATACAGAGACAAGCCATGCGCAAGCGTTCCCATTCACCACGCTGCTCGTTCTCATGCCATTCGTGCCACGCCTGCCATGCCGCTTGAAACTCCGAAGGGGTGCATCGGCAGAAGTCATTCAAACTCATTCCCATGCACCCCAACGCAATACCTTGCAGTTCTTCGATGCCTACGTCCGGGCCTTCAGCGTCGTTTTTTTTTCGGCATCGCCCACCTGTGCATAGAAGCTATTGAGGCTATCGGGCTCGAGCAGGTCGGCAAACGTTTCGAAGTCTATGTCGAACGCCACATCGTCGGCCTTGCAAGCACTCTGCACACAGCAATAGATGAACTGCACAAGCTCACTGATGTCGCTCTGATTGAGCTGGCTCACATCTTTACCTGTGGCGCGCTTAAAGCGTACCATCGCGCCCATGGTCACGCGGCAGGGATATTCCCGTCCGCCTACCTTCAATTTCTGTAGCTGTTTCATATACCTTATTTATATCTGCTATCTGATTTAATGACCACTTGCAGCAGGCCTTGCAGCAGGTGAAACTTCAGTGAGACCTGTTCCTATTTTCTCCACCTTTCCGCAGTTCTCCAAGTTCAGGCTATACTTGCCGTCGTCGCCGGCCTGACCTTCAAGCTCTAATGAGGTAATGATATACTTGCCCTTGTAACCGCCGGCTGACTTACCTGTGCGTTTATCACCATCGCGCAGACCATAAGCGGCATCAATGGGCTCGCCTGCTAACATTTTCTCTTTCAGTTGATCATAGGTAGGCATGTCGTCGTCGCCATCCGTGAGCACGCAGCCGTCGGCCGAGATACTCTCCGAAAAGCTCTTCACATACTTTTCCTTCCACTTGCCGCTTGCGGCCTCCTTAGTCACACGCTCACCTGTTTCAGTCGATGTGCTTACCTTGCAGCCCGTTGAAAAACCGAGGGCCTTACCATCAACACTCAGAATGAGGTTAGTTCCGTCTAAAACACTTTTTGCCATATTCTTTTCTTTATGATTAAAATTAATACTATGCCGGTCGCCACCCCAGCCACATAGGCGAAGAAGAGCATTCGAAGGTCATTGAAATGCGTTTCTTTTTGCATTTGAGCAGTGTTTGAACGCCGCTTGTGCTGCGTCTGAATTTGCTGTCGCAACGTTTCGATGCGCTGCTCATAGCGTGCGCACTGCACCTCCAAACTATCACATCCCGCCTCGATGATGATTTGCGCAGGGCTTTCCTTGTCTGCCGAGGGCCGTCGGCCCACTTTCACGTGTGCCCGCCCTTTGCGAGCGGTGTAGCCTGCGCCTGCGGGCAGAAGGGTAAGACTGTCTTCAGCCACGCTTAGCGTCACCCGCGACTCGGGGACCATTACCTGCTGCTGCCACCGTGCGATGCTGGCCATCTGCCGTGTCGTTTCCTTCTGTGCGTGACTTTCCGCGGTGAGGCTTTCCCTTGTCGCCGTCTTCACTGAGCGACAGCTCACCACTGACAGGGCAAGCAGCGCGATGAGGACAGAGCTGAATAGCCTCGATAGCCCGCGAGAGGCGGTTGAGGGCACGGCGTGTCTTGTCGTTCTCGCCGCGGAGTTCTTCCATTTTCTCATAATTGATGCGGTTTTGTTTATGAAGCCCCACAAGTTCAGCACTCACCATATCGTACATCTGCTTGTAGGTGTCTTCCACTTTCTTCTTCTCTTCCACCGTCCTTAAACGGCGGTTCGCAATCCACGCAATGGCAGCACCAATGCCACCCGAAGGGATTGCCCATTGCAGGATTTGGAGTATAGTCTCTGCCATTGTCGTTGGTTTTTATCGTTAAACTTGTCGGATGCCTATCGAGCGAAGCCACGCTGGAACATCGAAACTTGGGCAGGCCTTGCCGGGGTTCAATTCATGATGCCCAACAATGCGTATCTGTGGGAAACGGCGGTGAAAGTCCTCCACATAGTGTTTCAATGCCTCACACTGAGCTTCGGTACGCGTGTCCTTAGGCCTCCCTGCTTTATCACAGCCACCCACATACACTATGTGCCGACTCACGCTGTTATATCCTGCTGCACCATTGGTCACTTCCCACGGGTCAACCTGCGCATCCTCGTTGTTATCCACCAATCGTTCCACACGGCCGTCAAGGTGCACCATATCCGTGTAGCCCACCTGCTTCCAGCCACGACCACCCTGACTGATGGGCGCAGTGTGCCAGCGACGGATTTCGTCCGCGCTCACCTCACGCCCTTCCGGGGTAGCCGTGCAGTGAATGACGAGATATCGCATCGGTTTACTCATTATGGATTCTTCTTATAGCCACTTACTATTACGACACCAGCATCTGTCTTCTTCGGCATGCAAAGGAAGTAATGCCGGAAGTTGATTAACGACCTTTGGTTCTGCGGGTCGGTTGTAGCCTCGCTGTAATACATCTTGGTTGAACCGGTGGCCTTGAACACACGTGGAGTGTAGAATGCAAATGAGCATTGGAATTCGCCTTCATCTGCCGTTGTTCCTAAATTCTTCTTCTCGCCGCCTTTTGTATAGAGTGGTGTGTTGGCATACTCAAAGATGTCAAAGCCGTAGAGCTTACCTACCTTGCCTGTGGCACGGTCGATGTTGTACTGCTCGCGGAAGTTCTGACTGGCGAGCAATAGGTCGTTCACATGATCGGGGCAAAGCACGAGGCGGCGGTTGCTTGAAGGTACCAGTAGTTTATCCAGTGCCTTTTTCATTGCCACGAGATCATTGGGGGATAGACGGAGGCGACCAGTTTCCGCATCACGTTCACCGGTTGTTGTCAATACAGGCGTTTTGGCGGTGTTCTTCTGAGCGCACAACGCATGAGCCGCTTTGGTGAACTTCCCATCATTTATCGAATTGCTGTGACCTTCCTTTACGCGCGCTATCTTGTCGTAACTTGCCGCATAGAGCTCATCGTCGGTAATCGGCGTCACCTTGGTCTGAAACTTGCTCAGCTTCACGGGTATGTCCGCATCGTCAAGCGCCTGCAGAGGAATCGGGTAGGTCGTGTTATCGATGAGCACATCGGGGTCTACACCTACATCAACCAAGTGTATCACGTCGTTATCGACAATAGAACTCTGATCGGGTACACCATCCAGCCACGAGCCTTCCAATCCACCGCGGAGCGACTTTACCAACTCGCCCGTCCAAATTTCGGTGAAGACACCTGCACGCAGCACGTCTTTCGGCAGACATGCACCTATAGCTATGGCAATCACATTCAATCCCACCGCGCCAATCCAAGGTGCAACGCCTACAGCTAAGGCTATCAAACCTCCGACAATCACATTGACCAGCAATGCAATCATCAATTTCATAACTAATCTCTTCATATTACTCATTTTTTACTTTCTTACTTTTATTTCTTTGCCTTTCAAAGTTCGCATTTCATGCCGTACTCAGCCTCGTAGAGCTTCTTGTACTCCTCCACATTCTCGGCACGCAGCTTCACAAGTTCGTCAGCCGGTACCTCGCTGAGTTTCGTGTAAGTCTTTTCGCCGGCCGGTTCGGGTGCACCGCCGTGATGGCCCAGCATCGCCGACAGCTTCACCTGTGGCTTCATGGCCTGAAGGGTCTTTTCCAACTCCTCGGCACCAATTTGCTCGCCGAGCTTCACGAACTGCTCCTTGTGCTGTGCGTCAAGGCGTTTCTCCGCGATAGCGGTGTCAACCAGCTGTACAATACGTGCTTCGCTGAGTTTCTGTTTCTCCGCCTTCAGGGTTTCGTTCTCCTGCTGAAGGGCGTTCAGCTGGACCAACTTCTCGCTAATCTCTTTTTCTGTTGCCGTTTCCGGCAGCCCTAACTGCAGGGCAATGACTTTTTGTTCCATGTCTTTTTTGTTTTGATTGTTATTATGATTGATAAGAGGGAGCCCGCAGGTTCCGTCCTTACTTAAAGTTATCCGCTTTCCGTCTTTTTCCAAGACGATTGCATCGTCATTGGCACCCACATCGGCCACGCTCACCTCAAAGAGGCGACTCTTCGTGATTGTCGGAAGGGTCTGTCCGGGCACCAACATAGCAGGGTCTTCACTGGTCTCAATAATCTCAAGCCCTGCACTGACCATGCGAAGGCTGCCGAACTCGAACTGCTTCTGACAGCGCTCACTCTGTTCCGAAGCGCAGTCGAACATCAGTTCTCCCGTTATCTCATCGTTCTCTACCTTCAGGTCTTTCACGTAGCCAACGACATTGCCGCGCTCGTGCATATATAAAAGTACGGGGTTTCGCTTGTACTGTTCCACATCAATGCCTGCTGTCAGTACGCGAAAGCCGTAGCAGTTCAGGCTTTCATTTGAAATTCTTACTCTTTTTCCCATTGTTTTGTAAAATTTGATGCTGCAATATTACAAGTTAATCCACAGCAGAGCAAATAACAGTGCAAGCATTGCAGTATAGTATGCAAGCATTGCACACTTTCTTTTAAGTGTCAATATTTTAGACCAATTTTGCAGGCATAATTCAAACATTATTATAGCGAAATGACAAAAGAAACTGAAAAGAAAAAATCGCTCGCCCGGTCACTCTATCTCTCGGGAATGGAGCAGAATGAGATTGCCGACAAAGTAGACGTATCGCGCGTCACCATCTCCAGGTGGGCCAATACGGAGGGGTGGAAGGAAGCGCGTGCTGCAAAGAATATCTCGCGTCCTGAATTAGTGAACAAACTCCTGCTCACCATTGACGGAATGATAGAGAATGTGAATAAATCGAATGATCCTACACTTGTCGGTTCATTAGCTGACAAGCTGTCCAAGCTCTCATCAACAATTGAGAAACTTGATAAGAAGGCGAATGTCATTGACGCTATAGAGGTGTTCATGGCATTTAACCGGTGGATACAGGATCAGGCTTCTTATGATCCCGAGATCACCCCTGAACTCATCAAGGCGATTAATAAGTATCAGAACAAGTTCCTCATGGAGCGTATGCAGAACCCGTCTACATTATAATACACAACAAGTATGGCTACGATTGCAGAACTCAAACAGATGCAGCTGGAGTGGCAGGAACACTGCCGGCAGATACAGAGCATCACCGATACCCGGAGCCTCGTCCGCGAGACGGCCGTTGAGAAAGAACGGCGTATCCGCAGACTACAAAAGGACTATGCCGCGTTCTGCGAGTATTATTTCCCGCATTTCCTGCAACAGCGTGACAAGGTTACGGGGGAAGTCGTGCGCATCGTACACAATGCACCCTTTCACAATGCTGCTGCACAGAAAGTAAAGAACACGCCTAATTTAAAAGCGGTGTTTAAGTGGCCCCGTGGACATGCCAAGTCCACACACATGGATATTTTTACACCCCTGTGGCTGATGTTCCAGCCTAAACGCCTGATTGACTTCATGGTCGTTGTCGGCAAGTCCGAGGACAGTGCAAACCGCTTGTTAGGAGATATTCAGGCTGAACTCGGCTATAACAAACGTATCATCGCCGATTATGGAAAACAGATGTCAATGGGCGACTGGACGGAAGGAGAGTTCACTACCAAGGAAGGAGTGCATTTCCTGGCGTGTGGACGCGGACAGTCACCGCGTGGTTTGAGAAAGCGTGAGTCACGACCCGACTACATCGTTATCGACGACCTCGATGATGATGAGCTTTGCCGTAACCCTCGCCGCGTGCGCGAAATGACAGATTGGGTGAAGGAAGCGCTCTTCGGTGCGCTCGACGTGGGCCGTGGTCGTTTTATTATGGTGGGAAACCTGATTTCGAAGACTTCTGTACTCGCAGATATCTGCAAAACTAAAGGCGTGTATGTGTCTGAGGTGAAGGCCGTCGACGGTGAAGGCAACCCTACATGGCGCGAAAAGTGGACAAAAGAAGAGGCCCGTACTTATGCTGAGTTCGTGGGCTACCGCGCATGGGAAAAGGAAATGATGCACAACCCCATCACTGAAGGTACGGTCTTCAAGCAGGAATGGATTAAATATGCCAAGCACCCGGCATGGCGCGACTTTGACGAACTCGTGCTCTACATTGACCCGTCGTGGAAGTCAAAAAAGACCAATGACACCAAGGCAGCAAAACTGTGGGGTAAGTATAAATCACAGCTGTGGCACCTGCGCGCCTTCGTGCGCAAGGCATCGGTGGCCGAGCTCGTACGCTGGTGCTATGACCTGTATGAATGGAGCCTCGAACAGAATATCCCTATACGCTTTATGATGGAGGCCAGCTTCATGCAGGACATCATCCTCGACGATTTCACTATCGAGGGCAATCTGCGCGGCTATCAGCTACCCATCACGGGAGACAAGCGCAAGAAGCCGGATAAGTTCCAGCGTGTGGAAGCTATCAGTCCGCTATGGGAACGTGGGTTTGTCTATTATGACCTTTCGCAAAAGGATGACCCGGACATGCAGGCGGGTATTGCGCAGACGCTGGCATTCGAAAAGGGCATGAGCGGCAATGACGATGCCCCCGACGCAGACGAAGGCGCAATCTGGCAGTTGCAGCGCACCACACGGCAGGAAAGTTTTCAACCACAATTCAGCAAAAGACAAACATCAAAAAATAGTTGGTAAAATGAAAAAAATAATCAAAGACATCATTTTCGCTTGGAAGTTCAAGCGTGCAGTCAGGAAAGCGGACTATTTGCGTCACATTACGCACCGCAAGTATATGGTCATCGTGATCAAGGGAAAACTTGAAGTCATTTCAAAACAGGATATCAAAAAGTTCGTCGCAGGCGGAGTATTCAGAAAAGGAATGACCGCGGGCGACATCGAACGTAAAGCATTATATATAACATTGTAGCTTATGTTTGTAACAGATGAAGACTACCGGGTAGTAATCGGCGAAGCCGCTTTAAAAGTTGTTTCGCAGACATCGGCCAAGAACCGGGCAGGTGCCGAGCGCGAGGCCATGGAGGAGATAGCTGGGTACCTGCGCCCTGTATACGACACCGAGGCCACGTTCAAAGCTGAAGGTGATAACCGCAACCGGCTCATCGTGATGTATGCCTGCGACATCGCACTCTACCACATGACGGCAGCCATGCCACAGAAGATGGGCAGTGAGATAAGAAAAGAACGCTACGAGCGGGCCATCAAATGGCTGGAGGGCGTACAGGCCGGCAAGATTATCCCTGCCCTGCCGGTGGCCACAGATGCCGCCACGGGCGAACCTTCCGGGACGGGCGTAGTGTGGCACTCGCAAAAGCCTCTCAGACATAACTGGTAAGAATCCATTAAAGCAATTCCTATGAACATCAAAGATATTTTTTCTTCACTTTGCGGTCGTAATGGCAACGACCACATACTCCGCACCCCTTATGACACCTTCAACCTTGCCAAGGATGATGACAAGGCGCGCGTAAAACATGTCATCATGCAGCTGCAGCAGACCACCGATGCCCTCACGCGCAAGGATATCGCCGACTGGCGGCGGGCATGGCAGGCAGCCATCAATATCGATAACCCCAACCGCGGCCCGCTCTACGACATCTACCGCGACACCGATGCCGACGGTCATCTGTCAGGGTGTATTCGCCAGCGCGAGGGCTTCGTCATGGCCAAGTCATTCAAGATTGTAGATGACAAGGGAGAGGACAAGCCCAAACTGCTCGACTACTTCGACCATTCTTGGTTCAAGGACTTTTGCCTCTATGTGCTCGACTCGGTCTATTGGGGGCATTCGCTCATTGAACTGGGCGATATCATCGGCACAGGAACGGCTGCCATGACCTACGACTGCGTGAGGCTCATTCCCCGCAAGCACGTCATTCCCGAATACAGTCGCGTCATCATGCAGCTCGGACAGGACTGGCGTGCAGGCATAGACTACCATTCACCGGCCGTGGCCCCTTCGCTCATCGAGGCGGGCAAGCCTTACGACCTCGGACTGCTCCTGAAAGCCACGCTGCATACGATACCGAAGAAAAACATGCTCGCGTTTTGGGATACGTTCGGGGAGATTTTCGGTATGCCCATGCGCATCGCAAAAACCTCTTCGCGTGACAAGAAGGAGATTGACAGACTACACAGGATGCTCATTGATGCGGGTGCGTCACAGACAGCCGTGATGCCGCTTGATACTGAACTTGAGTTCGTAGAGTCCACGAAGGCCGATGCCTATCATGTGTATAACGAGCGCGTCAGCAGGGCCAACTCCGAAATCTCAAAGCTCATCATCGGGCAGACAATGACCATTGAGGACGGTTCTTCGCTGTCGCAGAGTCAAACGCACCTGCAGGTGCTTCAGAACCTCGTAGAGGGTGATGCCGACATGCTGCGTGACGTCATCAACAACCAGCTGCTGCCGCGCATGGTAGCACATAAGTTCCCACTCGCGGGGTGCCGATTTGACTGGAACGATGCCATTGACTACACGCCCGAGCAGCAGGTGGCCTACGAGTCGATGATTGCCGACCGCTATGATGTTGACCCGGCATATTTCGCAGAGAAATACGCTATGCCTGTAGGGGAACGTCGAGAAGCAGCAATGCCTGCTTCATTGGTACAACATGAAAAAGGAAAGCAAGGGAAGTCTTTGGGAAAAGATTTTTTCGACTAAGCCCCGCTGCCTATGTGGGGCTGCACAATCGTTATGAAGCGTTGCTCGACGGTGAGCATCACTGTGCTTTATCAGCAAAAAAGATTGAGCCGAAGCAACAGGAACAGCTTCGCGCTGCGTTCAAGTCGATGATGAAAGGCCTTTTTAGGCAGAAGGGCGCATCACTTGATATAAACGTCATTACATCCAAGGAGGCACAAGCCTTTATCGAAACACATGCCGATGTATTGAATTCAGCGTTCAAGCAGACGAAGATAAGTAGTACCATGCGTCATAGCCTTGAGCATTCCACCTATATCTTCTCCGGACTCAAAACTTTTCACGAACTCAATGAGGCCTTTCCTTCCTTGGTCGATGAGCAGGGTAATAAAAAGCCGTTTGAACGCTTTTTGAATGACGTTCAAAAGGTGGACAAAACCTATAATGAACATTACCTGCGCGCAGAATACAACTTTACCCACGCCGCAGCAGATATGGCGGCCAAGTGGGAGGAGTTTGCCGAGGACGGTGACCGTTACAACCTGCAGTATCGAACTGTTGGCGATGATCATGTACGCCCCGAGCACGCTGCCTTGAACGGCACGACGTTGCCTTTCAGCGATGCGTTCTGGGACAGCTACTATCCGCCCAACGGGTGGAACTGCCGTTGCACGGTGGTGCAGGTGCGCAAGACGAAATATCCCGAAACACCGCGCGAGGAAGCCTACAGGCGTGGTGCCGAGGCCTTGGCTAACGACACGCGCGGCATGTTCCGCTTCAATCCCGGCAAGCAGGGCAAGGCCATGCCTGACTACAATCCCTACAGCATACGCCGTTGCAACGACTGCGACCTTGCCAAGGGAAAAGCGACTCTCGCCTTTGTGCCTGAAAATGAATTATGTGCTGTGTGCAGGTTGGTAAGACAATGCGAAGCAAACCGCTATGAGGTGAAGAAGGAATATGCGAATGGCGGAAAGGTGCAGGTGCATCAATTGGTCAATCCTCATGACAGCGACTATGGAAAGCTCGTGAGTGTTGCCGACTTCTTTGCCCAGCAAGGTGCAGATGTGAAACTCACGCCGAAGATGTCGCGCCCGCCGAAGTTTGTCTATCAAAACATCTATCACTCGCTCATGGGTACGAAATTCGAGGGCAAGTGTCCGGATATGCTCATCGATGGGAAGTGGTACGAACATGAGGGATTTACTTCTGATAATCCGAAACGAGCATTCAAAAACATGCTTAACGATGGATTGAAGCAATCCAACAGATTGATAATAGACCAACCTCAACTTACAGACCGATACATGGTCCACAATATTTGGAAACGTATCCATGTTGATAGGCAAGATATTATTGAAATTTGGATAAAAGACGGGGATAATCTTAGGTGTATATATAAAAAAACGGACGGCTAACATTGCTGTTAACCCCCGCTGGCGAGGAATCGGTAGTCATTAGCTACGGAATCCTCACTGCAAATATAATCAATAAAAACAAAACTCCAAACAAAAAATGAAGAAAAATCGCAAAAATGGGCTCAATGAGATGCTAACGTGTACAATACGTCTGTCAAAAGCATCAGAATACCTATCAGCAACACCGCCGACAACGAAATATCCACGACCTGTTTGGCTGCCGAAAGCATCAGAATACCTATCAGCAGCACCCAAGGGAATAGGGCGGAGACTATCTGAATGGTTCGGCCTGAGGAACTGTAGTCGACACCACCATCTGCTCGATAGAGCACTACACTCTTCTGCAGTGATGCAATGCCTGAACGAATATACAGAAAGCTATATAGCACGCCAAGCACCACCGATAAGGATAGAAAGGAAACACTCGTCATTTTCATTATCCGAAGAGTACTATACGGTTGTGCTGCATCGTCGAACACGGCAATCAACCCTATTAGCGTTGCACTTGTCATGGTGCAATGGCGAATTATCTGTTCGCGTGTCCGCTCCAAGGCACCTTTGGCTTTCAGCAGCTCTGCGCGAAAGTGGGCATCATCCCCTTTTCTATACTCTATTACTGTCATAGTTTTTGGGCAAAGATACAACGAATTTACCAAAATAAAAGCAAAAGCCGTACACTGAAAAAGCAAACGGTTCTGACCGAGCACGCAGCCCGTCAGAACCTTTTCACGTTTCTTTTCGCACGTATTGGCTATAACACACCTTTCACAGCATACACCTCAATACTCTCAAGAATATCCTCGTGGTTGTGGTTGGTGATGGTTTCTGTAAGACGCAGTCCGTGAAAGCTGTCACCCTCCACGCCGTCCATGGCTGCGCGAATTTGGGCAATCAAGGCCCAAGCAGCTTCTTGTCCGCCCTCCAACCAGTCGGTTACGACGTGCAACCTGACGCTGCCTTCACCACGATAGCCACCACCCACGTAGGGTTGCCACGTAATCGGGCCAAACTCGACGAACACGGCAGGACGTGCCCAACTGTCTTCCTGCTCAATGAACTCCACGTTGTGGTTCCAAAGGTCGACGTGCTTCACTGCTTCAATCTTTTCCATTGCCGCCTTGATAGCTGCATAGAGTTCCTTTCTCATTGTTTTATCCTTGTTTTTATTGTTGTTAGTATACGTTCAATCTCATCACAGGTACTTGACAGTAATAATTTTCCGTCTTCGACAGGGCAGCCGTCATCAGAGAACATGAGTATCTCTATCCTGCCATCGTAAAGTCGGCTGCGGAGTACATCAAGTTCTTCAGTTACAATACGACTCACTTTACTTCTTCTGATAAATGGGAATTTCATATTTTCACTTTTTTAGTTTAAATTCGTTGTTAAAATATTCCTCTAAGTTTTGCTCGATGATTTCCGTCACAGCTTTTTCAACTTCTGCCGACGCACCGAGGAACTGCCGCCGAGGTATCTTGATACTGCTGCCCACCTTCATCAAGGCCATGAATTTCCAAAAGGCGGCCTCGCTGCTGAGCTGCTGTGTGCGGTGATCGTTGCGCTTTTCGCCATTCTTCTTGCGGCCGAAACCGCCTACACACGCGTAATAACGATGCCAAAAATACCCTTTCATGCGCTGCGTCACCTTGATTTCGCCACCCTCGTTGTGGAGGTCGGCCGCAGGGTGAGCGGAATAGAACGTTACGCCGTCATTGGTAATTTTGCTCATAATGCTGCGGCGCAAACCTCCTGTGTCTACCAATGTGGCGCGTCCGGGGCGCAAGGGGCTGCGACGGCGTGCCCACTTTTCGGTGAAGAAAGCCTGGCGCGCAAAGTTTTGGTCGAACTCATCGACCAGCTCCACCTGCACGTCTTTCAGTATGCGGGCAAGCACTTGTGTTAAATCATTTTCCATCGTCGTCGAAATCGAAGAGCAAAAGTGGACGGGGCGAGTTATTGTTGTCGCGTCTAACCTTTACATCTATTTTGAGCATATTGTACATGGCGCGCTCGCTGATGCCATAGATGGGATAGATGTAACGGCGCCAAATCTCTCGGTTGGAGAGACCCGATTTTGCCCATTTTTCGTAAATTGCATTAACGTCGGCCACGCGTTTCAGATAGCTCACCCCACGACGGCGCTCATTGTCCACTTTCATTGTTTATAAAGATTGTTTTTGTTATTAATTCATTTAACCGCAAAAGCATGGCAGCCCATTTGCTGCCATGCCGTCATATCTTACCATCGTATCTCCGGGACTTACATCCTGCAGAAGCTCGGCTCTATCCGACGCCACACATTCGTCTCCGGATTGCGCTTTGAGAAATAGTAGTTCACAGCGTTCTTCTGTACCACGTTTGCTTCTTTGAAAAGCCCCATAATTTCACTGTACTCGCTGTCGAACTTATCCTCTAACTCGTAGAGTTTCGAAATGCTCTTGTAGTCAAGGTCGCCAGCCTTGTTGCGCTCAAGTAATGTCATAGCCATTTGATACATCGGGTCATCGGCGCCCTTTTCGCTCTTCTTCATATAACGCTTGAGGTAGTCGATAAGACGCTCGGCTGCAAGGTCGGCGCGTTCGTCAAAGCCTTTCACCTTGTTGCTGGCCACCTCTAAGCGGAAGTCTCCGTCTGTGATGGTGTAGCTGCGCTGGTCGCTCTTGCGCAGTTGGCCATAATCGCGCATCACACCCACAAAGCCATCAACCTCCCCCTGTAGCCAGTCATGAAAACTTTGCACGTCGGCAGCTACTGTCTGTAGGCGTTCCTCCACGCTGTGCATTAGTTCTGCACGCAGACTCTCGTAGGTTTCGCGACGCTGGATGCGACTTTGTTTCTCCTCGTTTTGTAACTCGGCGAGCAACTGTGCCCGTTCCTCCTTACTTAAATTCTTAATGTTTACAGTTGTTTCCATATTCTTTTGTAATTAAAAATTAATTTTCTATTGAATTGTTTACGGATAGCATAACAATAGTTCCCCTCCCTTCAGAAGAACCTTGAAAAGATTCCTTTTTCCGCTTTATCGCTCGTAGCTTCACAGCAAGGACTTCGAGTTCATCTATACTGATGTAGCGGAAGGCTTTGCCAGCAATGCGCGTATCTTCGCAGAAAGCATTCACGCGATTCCAGTTTGTAGTGTCAATGTCGAGCTGCTGCATCAGTTTCAGGCACACGCTACGCTTGCGTCGCAGTTCTCTGCGAATGTCTGACATACGCTCGTCATAGCCTGCTACCTGCTCCATATCGCGACACATCTTGTTATATTCCTGCTGTGTAGTCTCGCGTAGGTGTGTTGTTCTGCCATTCGTATATTGCTCCACAAGCGTCTCCTTATCTGCGCCCGGCATTTTCTTGAGCAGGGTGTAAAAGCGTGCATAGTTAAAGCCTTTTTCCATTGTTCTTGTTTTAAGAATTATACTAGTTTATATTCACCGTCCAATACAAATACGGGATCACCTACACCCATGACCCATACGCCGCCTTCGGTTCTCCCACCTTCAGGAGCAGTTAGTACTTCATGTATGCTACCTGGAGTCAGGTTTTCGAAAAACTTACCGAAGGCTTTGCATTCCGTGATTTGAATTTTTTCTTTCTTTTCCATTTTCCTTATCCTTTTGAAGTTTGATTATGATTCTCCCTGTCTTCTGCTTAAGAGGAGGTTATTTTTGAATGTAATACACTTGCAAAGGTTTGCTGTTTCGCTTAATAATGAGACGTGTCTCTCCGTCTTCGGTTAGCAGGTCGGCAGCCACCTCGCTCCTCACCATGATATCCCGGCGCGTGTAGAGGCTACGAATGAAAGCATCTACAAAGTCCTGCAACGCCAGCCAGTCTTCGGGTGTGTCTTCTATACCACGCATGGCGTAGTGCTGACTTATTTCCAACTGCAACCGCAACAGCCACTCGGGCTTGTCGTGCGGTATCATTGAATAGTGTCTTAATTGTCCCATTTTTGTTTTACTTTTTATGCTTTGTCCAATTATCATTTAAGTAGGTTGGGGTTGTCATGAATGTTTCCAACAATCTCCATCCTTTCATTATCAGGAACTCCATCTATCACAGTTGGGTACAAGCGGTGTCCATTCCAGTTGAAACACCAACCGCTTATACGGATAGGATTGCCGTCAGGCACAAAATCGGATAGTGGCCTTAATATTCTATCTTCACTTGCCCATTCTACTACAAAATATCGTATAGTACCATCAGGCGCTATGAATTTAAGAATATCCCACTCAAATATTTTCCTTTTGTACTTATCTTTTAACCCTGTGTATTGACCGATAGTGTCTGGAAACACAGTATAGAGAAGACGTGCCTCTTCCCAAAATTTTGGCACACAAACACAGATACAAGGCACATTAGTTGGTGCAGTTAGTCCATAGTTGAACAAATGTCCGTAAAGCCATTTACCTGTGCCGATAGACTTTCCTCTAAATATTAATTCTCTATTCATAGTTATCTTTTTTATTGTTTTACTTTCTTACTATTCTCCTGCTTTCCACTCAATCGTTACCACTGCATCAAGCCGTCCGCTGCCTTTACAAATAGGACATCCTTGCTTGTAGCGTTCACGATAGCAGTTTTCCTGCCAGTGATAGCCGTTGCCCTGACAATAGGTGCACACGTGGCTACGGCTCAAAAAACACTGTTTCATACTCCCTCCTGGGCTCATCAGCCCGGGGGTAATTTCGATTGTTCGTTTTTCCTTGCTCATATTGTCTATTGTATTACTAATTGCACATTGAAATGAAACTCACGGCACAGCCGTATTATCTGCCTTATCTTGAACGGCTCGCCACCCACGCCGAAGAAGATAACGCGTTCGCGGGTATTGACCTGCACGCCCTTTTTCCGTAACCTATACAACAGGTTGTCTCGCTTGTTTGCCATATGACTTTACTCTTTCGGGCAGTACCATGATATAGTTGCAATATCGGCAGCACCGTCCTTCCGTTCTCACGGGATAGGGATTATTACCCATCCCCTCTATCTCTTTGCTGCAGATGCAGCATTTTTCTTTCTCGTCCATATCATAGATTGTTACTTGTTTTCAATATACCTTCTTTCCAGACAACGTAATGGTTTCCGGCTTCACCAATTGACCTGCCCAAGCAGTAGGCTTTGTAACCCATCACACGAACCTTCATATCGCAGATATACCTGAGCCGTCGTGCCGGTTTGCCTGTTGGCTCACTTTTGTCTTCCTGACTGATGAAGATGAAGCACTTGCGATTGAAACGGCGCATCAAGGCAACAGCAGCAGGATAAGTCCATCCGAAATCGTCGTATGCCACTTGATAAGAGTCCACGATAATGAATTTCGGGGATTTGGGCTTGGAAAGACGCTCGGCAAGTTCCTCTATCGAATCATCGGTTACAACTCGAAAACGTCCTTGTACCTCGTTCATTCCCAAATAGTCCATTCGGCGCTGAAAACTCTGGTTTACACGTTCCTCATAGCTCATATAGAGAACAGGACCATACTTGCACAGTTCCTTGCCCAACTGCATAACAAACGAACTTTTGCCCTGCGCACTTGCCCCGCTGATGAACCAAGAGGCGTTTTCGGCAGGGAAGCCAAACGGCTCACTCCACTGCTCACCCCAAGGCAATGTTACCCATTTCTTGGCTGCAATCTCTTTCGGACTGTATGCGCGTTTGGTCATATCACTTTATCCTCTTTGATTTCTTTTTCCCGCTATATTTATAGAACCAGCCCATAAGACGGTTGAAAGGGAGTGCTATGCCGTGAATGGTATTAAATACTACAAAATCACCATCGTCGTCCACTTCTCCATCACAATAGCCATGAAATACCTGTAGATTATTCATCACGAAGCAGGCCTCTTGGTGCTCATCTATATTATTCAACTCGCTTCGACTCTTCAGCACCCTGCGTGTTCCGCCTTCAAATGTCACTGTTATCTTTGTTTCCATGTACTATGCTTTTTTTAGTTTCTCTATCTCTGTATAAACCCTTCTCAACCCGCCGCCACTTCTGCGCACGATCTGACCAATGTCCGTGCCTTTCGGTGCGTTCACGCTGGCCACGGCACGAGCTTGCTCCAGCAGGAACTCCCTACGGTCATCTTCTTGGTCAGGCGTTACACGGC